ACGGCGAACTTCCATCAAGCCCGACGCATCCGCGACAACCCGTGCGAGCACCTCGCCGGCACCTTGGAAGGTAAGCGAGGCCTGGCTTAGCGTCACGATACCATTCGCACGGCCCAACGCGGCGATATTGGCGGCGACGGACGCCGGTGTGTCGGTTGCTGTCGTTCGGTATGGATAGGCTTGTCCATCGACCCGCACGCCGGCAACCTGGCCAATCGATGCTGTGCCCCCGAACGTGACGGTGATGCCGGCGACCGTCACCGTGAGCGACGGCGCGATGGCCGTTGTTGCCCATTGGTCGGGATAGCGGGTCGTGTTGCGCACTGCGGGGCTGGCGGGAAAAACCGTTATGTTGATGCGACCGCCGGCGAGATCGGCGTTCAACGCCGCCGCCTTTGGCCAGCCACGATAAATGCGGCAGACCGGACCCGGGACGCTATTGGAGTCGGTGCCGGTCGGGTAGACGGCGGCGGACACCAGCGCGACGAGCGCCGTCTCGACATCCGACTGGTCGGCCATCAGGTGCTCGACTGTTGAACCGTGATGCGCCAGCCGAGCGAAGTCAGCTCAGCAGCCGCGACGGTGGCGTTTCGCCCGAGATCGTCCTGCATAAGATCGGCAGGCAGCAGGACGACGTCGCCATAGGCTGGCATCAGGACCGTCCAATAGGGAATCGACTGGTCCGAGGGCAGATCGGCATGCGGTGTTCCGGACCCGCCGACACCCAGAATGCTGGCCGGCCAGTCGGTGAGCAGAGGTGTGTTCGTATCCGTGGTAACGCCGCTGTAGGTGTTGACCCCCGTGCTCGATGGTCCATCGGAGCGCGAGAACGAAACCACACGTTCCGCCTTCACGCACAATACCGGTAACAGATCCTGCTGGGCGGCGATAAACCAGACCTCGTCCTTCTGAACCAGGTAGTCGCCAACCTGGGTATAAGCAGCGTCGAAGATACCGTGCCAGATCGCGGACCCGTAGCCGCTGGGGCGCAGGAAGCGATTGTCCGGTGCGGTGAATGCCGCATGCAGCCGCAGATATCGATTACATGGCGCCGTTGGAGACGACGCGCTGGATGGACGGTAGGCATCGGTCGTAGCGCCGATATGTCGCGCGGCTACGTTCAAGCCCCACCGCATCCTGTCCTGTATATGATCGCGCGCCATTCAAACCACGATCGTTATGCCGGAGGATGCCAGGCCAGGCCCGGGCGGTAGACCGAAAAAAGAACAGAGCCGCCGACGCCAGTCATCGAGAAGCGCCGTACGGTCCGCGACCTCTTCCCGATTGTGAGTCCAGACCGCAGCCTGATCGGTATCGAGATTCTGTGCGGCCATCGGCACCGCCGTTTCCAGGACATTCAGGTTCGCGAGGTAGCGCCGGACAATCGTCTCCTCGGCCGCGGACAGGTTGTTCATGCGGAACTCGAGCAGCCCGTAGGCTTGGTAAAAGCGCCAGTTCTGAAAGCCCGCAGGCGTGCAACCATAGGCAGGATAGCCGCAAAAGCGCCGGATATCGGTCTTTTCGGAATCGAGGAACGACATCAGAGAAACGACCCATCCCCACGGGTGAACAGAACGGTCCCGCTGCCCGAAGCCAGGATGGCCGCGGCATTGCCGATGAGTGAGTTGACGCCAAGCATGACATGCGAATTAGGCAGAACCGGCATGTCAGCCGCCGTAGCGGCTACGGACGGGTCTGCCCCAAAGCGCACATAGGCCAGCGACGCGGAGATATTCGTGACGACAATCGAATCGCCACCACCGGCGAGCGCGACGCTCGCCGATGTCGTGGTCGCCGCAAGGGAAACCGTCCCTGTAGGACGGAACGGCATGATTGAACCAATGGCCATGGTCGGTCCGTCCTGTATGACGATGAATTAGCGACCTCAGTCGAGCATCAGGCCGGTCAGCCGATATGCTCGACCATCACGGCCCGCTTGAATGCCGCATTGGTCGCGGTCGGAACGGTGGTGGGGTTTGTCGTGGTATCCGATGGCGTGCAGAAGCCGCCGATCCAATACCAGGACTGCGCAATGATCTGCTGCAGCCGGTCGATCGGCTCACGGGTGACCATGGCGACATCATCGACGATGGTGACGATCGAGTCCGCAGGTGCCACGTCATCGGCCGCCATACCGGCGAAATCGCCCTCGATAAGCGCACCCTGACCGCAGATGATCGGTCGGCGAACCATCAGGCCGGCAAGTGTCGGGTGGGGCTGCACATAGGACTCGGTGGTCGGAATGAAGCGCAGACCAAGGAAACCGTTGACCATGCCCTGGCGGAAGACCTGGTTGGCGGATGTCGCACCCTGGAACAATTGCTTGAAGTCGGGGTCGGCGAAGAGCTGCCGCGCCGATACGGGGTCGAGATAGCAGTTATAGACGCCATCGATCTCGGGGACGGCATTCATGCGCAATTTGGACACCGAATCCAGCAGGCAGCTCATCGTCAGCGTGTCGCCGGCAACCAGCGAACCAGTATTGCCGCGCTGCGACGGACGGACGATCACCGATGCCGTGGAGGCGGTGACGGTGTTGCCGGCAGTGCCGTCAGCGACCGACACGCTGCTGCCGAAAGTGAGGACACCTGAAGTGCCATTCGGCGCCGTGGCAACGTTGGTGGCATCAGCGACCGCGCCGACCAGCGTATAGACGTTGCTGCCAACGGTCACCGTGAGCGTATTGGTAGCACTGACAGCGGTCTGCACGCCGTTGACGAACGCGTACTGGAGTCCACGGATGTCATCAACCGAAAGATTGACGCCGGCCGACGCGAGCGTGACGCGGACGCGGGTATTGCCGCCGAAATACGAGTTGAAAAGCGCGTTGCGGGCGATCTCGTCGAGGCTGCGCGCCGCCTGCTCGCCATTCACGTAGGCATTCTGCAAGAACTGGCTTGCGATGCCGACCCGGCTGGTGACCATATTGAGGTCCGTGGTCGCCGCGTAGTGATTGATGGACAGCGTATATTGCTCCACGCCCCAGCTGGTCGGCGTCAGGCCATTGTCGAGATTCGTATTGGTCGCCGGCGCCAGCGGCGTGGTGACGGTCGGCTTCAGCCCAGCCCGTGTCTTGGTCAGCGTTTCACCGATACCGACCGCAATCACTTCGCGGTCCGCGCATGCGCGATAGCCCAGACGGGACCGAAGTGCCTGCTGGAACTCGCGCTCGAGGAAGCCCTGCTGAATGATCGGCTGGAGCGCGGCTGGGAAATTCTGGATGGGCATGGTGGGTGCTATCCTTCAAATCAGTGGTTTGACCGAGCATCGGTCGGGTCAGGGGCGTTGCTTCAGGATGGCGGCGCGAGCTATCCGGTACTCCGCATCGGTCATCTCGGTTGCCAATTTCTGCTTCGATGGCGACGCAGGCGGCGGGTTGGATGGGCTGGACGACGACTGCGCGGCGGCGCCGAACAGCCATGGCTTACTCTTGCGCAGCTCCTGCATCAGCGTCGCGGCACCCACGACCTCACCCCGCTCGTTCAGTTTGAGAGCGGGCAGATCGATGAGGCGTAGTCCATCGAGGTCGACCATGCCCGCCCGGACCGCTTCGGCCTTCAATTCGGCGCGGACCAGACGCACCTCCGTATGGCGTTGCAATTCCGTAAGCTGACGCTCCAGTGTGTCGGCACGCGCCCGCAACTCCGCCATGACGGCGGAATTCGGATCGTCAACCTGGACATCGGAACTCGACATCAGATATTCCTTTCGGCGTTCTCATCCGACTTGATACGAGCGATCTCGTCGGCGACATCGGCGATGTCATAGGTATCTGCTATGGATTTCACCGCTGTCTCGCGGCTGATCTGACCCGCGGCGGCCAGTGTCGACAGCGTCAGCGCATCCTTCTGACGATCATCAGCCGTCGGCGCGTACCAACGCGGCCACTTGAGCGACAGCCGAACGGCGGGATCCAGTGTCGGGGCAGGCTGGCCCATGATGGTCAATGGATAGGTCCGCGCCGCACACAGGATCATGCGGCCGAGTTGGAGTAGCGCGCCCTCGCCGTAGCTGATGCGTAGGTTGTCTGCGAGCCAGATCAGGCCCTGATTCAACAGTTCCAAGGCGCGGCCCGACTGTGCGGCCGATAGCCGATCGGCGTTGGCGCGGTTGCCATGTACGCTCTCCAGGGCGAACTCGCGCAGCGTTCGGACATAGTCGATGACGGCGGCGGACGCGGTGCCCCCGATTTCAAGCAGTTTCGCATCGCCCTTTTCACTGACGACCAGCGCATTGCCGGCGCCCTTGACGATTTCACGGTCGGTCGATGCCGGCTCCTTGATGAGGAGCGTTGGATCGCTGCTGTATTTGAGGCCCCTGCCCGCCTGGCTGAGCTGGTAGTCGATCTCGATCTGCGTCTCGATCGCGGCGCGGAAAGTGCAGGCGCCGTCATCAGCGCTTCCAGTGGCCGATAATCCGGGCAGGTTGCGCACCCAGATCACAGGCACGAAACCCAAATTGTGCTGGACGGTGCGGAGATCGTCGATCACCGGATCGGCCGTTTCACCTACCAGCGTCGGAGCAAACCAGGTTTCGCATTCGCAATCCCAGCTTCTCATAAACCAGAAATCGGCGTCTGGATCGGACAGATCTTCGTATCCCGCGGCGACCAGCACCCTGCCGGCAACCTTGTAGCGCTCGGTCACCGCGGTGAGAGTGTCGGGCTCATCCGCCGACCAGGTCGGGGTCAGATAGGTCGTATCCAAAACGTTTACGAATACGCGCCCTCGCAGGATGCGGAGCAGTAGAGCAACGGAACCGACAGATCCACGGATCGCCGCTTCTGTCATCACCTGGTTGAGCCGCGTTTCCTTCGCGATGTCGGCGAGCGCGCCGCGAACAGCCGGATCTGCACAGTCTATGGTCGGAAAGTGCCCCTCGCTGAACAGCAGCGAGACGCTATCTTCGACCACCACGCGACATAAGGCGTAGCGAACGGATGGACGACGGTTGCGAAGCGGAATGTAGTCGCCGCCTGCGCCCCGTTCCTCGTGGAACTGGTAGGGCAGCACGTCGTAGAGCTTACCTTCCAAAACACGCTTCAGGATATCGAGCACGCGAGTCCGCGGAGCGTAATCGTTATCACGCGGGATCAGATCGCAAATTGTCTCGAACATTCGGTATCCTTGGGCGAAAGCCGTTTAAGGCGGGCGGCCTGTCACTGTTTCGGAAAGGATCTGCCATTCAGCGTGCGAGGAAGTTCAAACTCAAACGCCGCGCCGGCGGAGCCGAGAGGGCGAGTCGCGCAAAGGCACGCGACAGCGCGTCGACCTGATCGTCCTTTCGGCCCAGCGGGAAATCGCGCAACTCTTCCGTAAACGCGAGATTCCAGTCGCCGCGAACAATCGCCATGTTGCCGCCTTCAATTTGGGCGGCGACCGGTGTGGCGCGGGTAACCTTCGAACCGGTTTCCGGAGAGACTATTACCTGAAAACCCGCGAGCAATCCCAAATAGGTCGAGGCAACGACCTTGCCGGCCGATCCGGGATCTTGCGGCAGCGCCACCACCACACTGGACCCGTCGCGCTTCGCCGTATCAACCAGTAATTGTTCGACGTCCCACGCAGAGCCGCGCAAGCGCACGACGTCCATGACAATGAAACGCCCGCCCTCCTCGCGGTGCAGTTTCAATCCGACGGTCCAGTCGGGATCGTTGCCATCATCTTTCGACGTTGCCGCCAAGTCCCATGCACGGACAGAGCGCGACAACAGCAGCTCAGGTGCTGCTTCGAGGACGGCGATACGATCGACCTTGAAAAGACTGCCTTCCCTGGGGCGGGGCGTTTGCTGGAACAGCGCCGACCACGCACGTTCGCCGATCACGTCGCGCTTGCGCATCAGCGCATCGGCATCTTCCCTTTCCGGCCAGAGCGGCGCGCCGGGAGGACGCCGCAGCGGGTCGTCCAGTTCGGCTAAGGCTGGCAGACGAAGGATACGCCAAGCCGACTCATTCTGAGCAATCAGCCGGCCGCCGAGATCGTCCTCGTGCCAGCGCGTCATGATCAGGACGATCCGACCGCCCGGCGTCAACCGAGTTATCAGATCGAATCTGTACCAGTTCCAGGCCGCGTCCCGAGCGCCGGCGCTGTCTGCCTCGGCCTGCGATTTCACCGGGTCGTCGATGACGATGAGGTCGGCACGGCGGCCCGCGGTCGGCCCGTGCAGTCCGGTTGCGAAATATTGTCCGCCGGTCGAAAGCCGCCAGCGGCGTGCGGACCGATTGTCGGCCAGCAGATTCATCCCAAGGCGGTGGCTGTGCTCGGTGATAAGGCCACGCACCTGACGACTGAAGTGCTCGGCAAGGCCGACCGTGTGCGAGGCAGCGATAACCGAACTGGTCGGATGCCGGGCGAACCACCAGGCAGGAAAGATCATTGAGGCGTAGGTAGACTTAGCGGATCCGGGCGGCATAAGGACCATCAGTCGGTCGGAACGACCTTGCGCGACATCATCGAGTCCAGCGAGCAGGAGGCGGTGATGAGCGGCAGGCGTCTGGCCGGACGACGCCAATACGTGGACGGCCCAATGTGCCAAACTGCTGCGGATCGTGAGGCGTTGTCCGATTTCCCTTTTCAAGGCCGGCAAGGCGGTCTCGGATATCGGCATCATCAAAACGATTCGGTGTCCTTAGCGGCTCGACGAAATAGCGGGGTCTGACCGTGAACGAAAATACCGCGCTATGGAGCGGGATTTAGGCGCCTGGCTAGAACACGTGGCCTGAAATCGCTGCCGCGGTATCACCCTGAGCGGGTTGCCGGGCAGCGGTGTAAAGGTCTGACGATACTGGGATTGCTATGGCGGCGGACGCTGCGGCATGTCAGTGCCGCTCGGCATATCCGCCATCATGCCGAGAAACTTACGCCATTCTGGGGCAACTGGGCAAGGCAATATTTCACATCATGCGGTATATTTTCTTACTGCCAGCCCTGATGGCGGTGTTGGGTTGCCAAAACGAGGCAGCGGACAGGCTGCAGTCCGGCCAAGTGATGGGGCTGTTCGGCGCTGAAGGACGCTGGGCGGGGCCGGTTACGCCTGTGACTGACGGGTGCGGTGAGACGACGAAGGGGCTGATGACCCTCGGGCGTAAAACCTTCGCGTTCGATCCATTCCAGGGCACCACGGTCATCAGCGGTCCGGTAACTGAGACCGGGCTACAAGGGACACTGTCGCGCTCGGGAAACGGGCAGCAGATGGTCTCGATCAGCTTTTCCGGCACGGTAGAAACAGATGCCGACGGGCAAAAGACAATCGATGGAAAACTGCAGTCAGGACGGTGCTCCTGGGCGGTTAGTCTGAAGCGCGGGTAA